ACCATACACGGCGGGATAAGCGCAACCAAACGCACCGAGATATTTGCTAGGTTCCAAACAGAAGACACCCCGCAAGTCCTTGTAATACAACCGCAAGCGGCGGCTCATGGAGTTACGTTACACGCTGCTAACGTTGTAGTTTGGTGGGGTCCGATCACATCCATAGAAACATATCTGCAGGCAAACGCACGTGTCCACCGGGCCGGGCAGCGTAACCCTTGCACCGTAGTTCATATTCAGGGTTCACCCGTAGAAAGAAGAATCTACAAGATGTTGTCAGAAAAGGTTGATATTCATGCACGACTAATCGACCTATATAAAAATATTGTGCAAGGTACTTGACAAAGTACAGATTAGTATTAATATAGTAGTTATAAATATAAAGGAGTGCTTAATGAGTGAAATAAATGCCGAGAGGCTGGCTAAGATCTACACAAAAATTCGTGCTAAACGTCTTGAGCTAGAAAAAAAAGTAAGCGAATTGCAAGAGCAACAAGACCTAGTTGCTAGAGAAATACTAGAGTTGTGCAAGGAGCAAGGTGTACAAACCATGCGTACGGAATACGGTACGATTTCAATGCGCACAACAAAAAGATATTGGACTAACGATTGGCAGTCCATGTACGACTTCATCAAAGAGCATGATGCATTTGCGTTGTTACACCAACGTATCAACACTACAAACATGAGTCAGTTCTTAGAAGAAAACCCCGATCTACATCCGCCGGGGCTAAATGCGGATGCAACACAAACCATTGCAATTGTCAGAAGATAGGAGTAGCTATGAAAAGAGTGCTAGTAGGATTTCTAACTCTTGCTTTTGCCACTGCGGTCTATGCTAACTGTCGTACACAAACCATCACAACTGCGGATGGTAGATTTGTAGTATGCACAGTATGTTGTGACCAATGGGGTAACTGCAATACAACTTGTTTTTAATTTTAGAGGAGCGATAAATGAGTAATGAATTATCTGTATTAGGTTCAGGTTTACCTAGTTATTTGAAAGAAACCCAGTTAGACGATACAACCAAAGCCCTGATGGGTGGCGGTGGTACAGGTGGTATGAAGCGTATCTCCATCAAAGGCGGTGTATGGCGCATGATGGTTAACGGCAAAGAAGTAGCAAAGAACGAAGACCGTGCGATGAACGTAGTTATCGTAGCCGCTTCACCAAAAGTATCTCGTACGTTCTATGCTAAGTCTTTCGTAGAAGGTGAAGTAACTGCACCTGACTGCTGGTCTTCTGATGGCGAAGTGCCAAGCCCCAAGTCTGAGAACCCACAATCTAAGCGTTGCGTGGACTGCCCACAAAATGCCAAGGGTTCAGGTCAAGGTGATAGCCGTGCTTGCCGTTATAGCCAGCGTTTGGCGGTTGTATTAGCCAATGATGTTGGTGGTGAGATTCTTCAGTTAACCTTGCCAGCGTCATCTATTTTCGGTGCAGGCGAGCCAGGCAAATGGCCTTTGCAGACTTATGCCAAGATGATTGGTAGTAAGGGTGTGCCTATCACTGCGGTTGTAACTGAGATGCGTTTTGATACTGACAGCGCAACACCTAAGTTGGCTTTCAAACCAGTACGTGTATTGGATGCAGAAGAGCACGCTGTAGCAATCCAACAAGGGCAATCCGCTGCGGCTAAGTCGGCTATTACTATGACGGTTGCAGAGGTAGACAATGCCAAGCCACCTGCTAAGTTAGAAGCTAAAGCAGGAGCAAAAGTAGAGTCGGTAACTGTGGAAGTCGAAGCAGTTGAAGAACCTACTAAGCGTACGGCAAAGAAAGAAGAAGCCCCAGCTCCCAAGAAAGACATCTCCAAGCTGTTGACCGAATGGGATGATGCGTAATGCCAAAGGGATATTCGCTTCTGATGGCGGATGAGATCAAATCTGCCGACACCCAGCTATTGGGGGTTCAACTAGGTAGGGTTTGTCTTAATAAGGATATACCCGTATCTGACGTAGCGAGTTTCTTTGGAGTAAGCCGAATGACTGTATATTCTTGGTTTCGAGGTAAATCTATAGTCTCTGGCAAACACGCTGAAAAGATGAAAAAGCTAGTTGATAAATTAAAATAAGCTTGTGAGGGGGGCTAGGTTAGCTACCGAAAAGGGTGTATGCCGTCACACCCCTGCCCATTCCTTTTTATAACAACGACGGCTCATATAGGACGGCTATGCTTTCGAGGACAGAGTTTCTTTCTTTAGTACTACCACCCCTACAAGAAGGGGAGAATTACTGCGTATGGGGCAACGATTCCCAAGGCAATATAAGACAAAAGTTTGTTAGCAGCATTGAAGAGATCAGTGCTAGAGCAGACAAGCTACTAGAAGATAACTACAACGCATTCTTTGCGCTGGCTAAATTTGGTTCTGCCGATCAAGGGCGGTATGCAACCAATGCGCTAGAACTAAAATCTTTCTTTATTGATTTGGATTGTGGAGAAGACAAACCATATGCAACGCTAGACGACGGGCTAGTGGCATTACGACAGTTCTGCAAGACCACAGGTTTACCCAAACCTACCATCATTCAGTCTGGACGTGGGGCACACGTGTACTGGATTCTAGACAAAGCGATTACTAGGCAGGAGTGGAAGCCCTTTGCCGAGCGACTCAAGGCTTTATCGGTAGAAAACCAGTTCCATATTGACGCTGCCGTACCTGCGGATCCAGCTCGAATTTTACGGATTCCTGAAACGATGCATTTGAAGGACCTACTAAATCCTTTACCAGTGCAAATTTTGTACGTAGCACCAGCCGTATCACTTAGTGCTATAGAAGGAATCCTAAAGCCAACGGACGACATCCTTAAAGCTATTCAAAAGTCTGAGTTCAAGCGCCCTATGGATGCGGTAACAATGGCACTAATGGGTAGCAGTCAGTCACGGTTTAAGACCATCATGGTCAAATCTATTGAGGGTACTGGATGTAACCAACTGTTGCATATTTACGAGAATCAAACTACGATAGAGGAACCTCTTTGGCGAGCAGGGCTATCTATTGCCCATCAATGCGTGGACAGGGAAAAAGCGATTCACAACCTGTCTAAGAATCACCCCGAGTACAACGTAGAAGATACTGATAAGAAAGCCAATGAGACCAAGGGCCCGTACACCTGTGAAACATTCAAGAAGCTAAACCCCAGCGGGTGTGAGGGTTGCACCCACAAATTTACTTCGCCAATTCAGCTTGGTAAAGAGATTGTCGAAGCCGAGGAAGAGCAACAGGTAATGGAGGTCGAGCCAATTACCAAGGAACTCAAGACCTACACTATCCCTAAGTACCCATACCCATTCTTTAGGGGCAAGTCAGGCGGTATCTTTGTGCACAAAAAGTCCAAAGAAGACGACGAAGAGTTTGACGATTTAATCTACCCATATGATTTTTATGTGGTTAAACGGATGGCTGACCCTGACCACGGCGAGACCATACTGCTTAGATTGCACCTGCCCAAAGACGGAGTGCGTGAGTTCATCATGCCTTTAACTGCGGTGCTGGCTAAAGAGAAATTCAGAGACACAGTCGCCTCGTACGGCGTGACTGTATTAGGTAAAAAACAGGACGAACTTATGTCATATGTAACCAAGTGGGTAGAGGAATTGCAGCTTACATCGGGGGCAGAACAAGCCCACAAGCAGTTCGGTTGGCTAGAAAACGAGAGCGGTATTATTGTTGGCGACAGAGAAATCCGTGCAACGGAAGTTGCGTACAGCCCACCATCTGCACCGACACTGCCACTTGCGCCTCTGTTCCAGCCAAAAGGAGATTTTCATGTTTGGAAAGATGTTATTAACGCTTACTCGAGAGAAGGTATGGAAGCTAGGGCGTTTGCTTTTTTCATGGGCTTCGGGTCTCTTCTTATGCGCTTTACTAATCTTGACGGTTTTCTCCTTAATTTACTTAGTAGGGAAAGCGGTAGTGGCAAAACCACCGTCTTACATGCGATCAACTCCATATATGGTCGCCCAAAAGAATTACTCATGTCCCCTAAAGATACCTACAACTCTAGGATGCAGCGACTCGGTACCATGCAAAGCCTGTGCGCCACACTAGACGAGATAACCAATATGCCCCCTGAGCAAATGTCCAATCAGGTCTACGACGTAACGTCAGGCAGGGGCAAGAACCGTATGAAGTCGCAGGAAAATGCCGAGCGTTTGAACCATGCCAAGTGGTCTTTGGGTTTAGTAAGTTCATCCAACAGGTCCGTAACTGATTCACTGCTATCTATAAAGAGCTTTCCAGAAGGCGAACTAATGCGTATCTTGGAACCCCATGTAAAACCTGACCCATACGATGACCCAACTTGGTCTAAGCAACACTTCGGGCGGTTAATGACTAACTACGGGCACGCTGTCGAGCCGTATGCCCAAGCATTAGTTGGTCAGTTGCCCATGGTTTTAGCAAAGATGGCAGAGATCCAAGCCAAGGTGGACGCCCACGCAGAAATTAAAAGTACTGAGCGGTATTGGTCTGCTATGGCAACGATTGCTATTACAGGGGGTACAGTAGCCAAGACCCTAGGACTGCACGACATCAAGATCCAACCTGTATTTGACTACGGTATCAAGCTAATTAAAGAGACCCGCCTACGCAATCGTGAGTATATGTTTGATAGCGATGACTATTTGGGTGGCTTCTTGCAACGGCACTTCAATGAGACCTTGGTTATTAACGGCAACCGTGATGGTCGTACTGGTCTGGAGCATGGTCCAATCCGTGAACCTAAAGGTGCTTTGACGATTCGCTACGAGCCTGACACTAAGGTTATTTATATCGTTGTTAAGAGCTTTAGGGACGACTGCGTCAAGAACCAAGCTAACTTTGAGGAATCTTTAATCCCATACCGCAAGAGTGGGGCTTTATTGGGGACGAAGAAAAAGCGTATGACCGCAGGAACTGTGG